GAAAGCACCAGCCGGAGCGATACCCTTCACGAGATAGCCGCCTTTGGCTTTTGCTTTGCCGCCCGGCTGAACCTCAACGTAGTTGTTTACGTCTTTCTGCGCTATCTTGACAACGGTATCTTCCTCGAGGTCAAAGCCTGTACGAGACTGCCATTCAGCACAGATAGCGGTCAGTGTGTCGTAGTCCTTCTTATCGCACTCGACCATGATACCGTCCGTGTTGAGCTGGACAATTCGCAGTCCTTCAATCTCTTGGTAACAATGCTCTGCAAGTTCCAGTAGATATAACTGCCCGGAAATGCAGACCGACCTACCCATGAGAGGGTCGTAGAGGTCGTTGTACTGATTCAGCAAGCAACCGTAGGTGGTGTTGCAAACCAGTTTCAGAGCGTTCGCCGTGTGCTTATCGCCAGCGGCTTTCGCTTTCATACGGCGGTCAAGAATGTCCTCGTAAATCTGCGGAGACGGAATGTTTCTGCTTGTGTACCCATTGATGGTACAGAGGTGTGGGTAGTAGCTTCCTACGTCCTCATTCCAAATTCCTCTATCCTCGGTTTCCTCCCAAAAGAAGTTTGGGATTGCACCATGAATACCGCCATACCCGAGTGTCACAGGACACTCACCGATGTTCAGATTGAACTTGCCTTTGAAAAGCTCACTGTCCGAAATGGAGAGGTCATACATTCTATCGAAGAAAGCGAAAACCTCGGGTGGTATGTACTCTTTTCGCAGATTGTCCGGGTAGACATACTTGCGTTCATCATCGTGTGGCTTCTTGGTTGCTTTCAGCATTGCCGCAGTCAGTTTGGCGTTCGTCATACCCATTGCCTTGACTTCATCAAGACCAGCCAGCCGACCGAGGTTGATTTTGTTCTTCAAGTAGTCTTTACGAATGTCAATCAGTCTCTCGGCGGTATCAACGTCATGTTTACAGTAGAACTCCGTCTCGGCTTTTTCCTCTGGGGTTAGAGGACGGTCAATGTCAAACGGTACGCTGGATTCTTTAACCGACATACCGAGGTGTCCTTCAATGGCTTTAAGGGATAACCCCTGTTGCGTATCGTCTCGAATATCCACATTACTGAAACGGAAGTAGATACCATCGAGAAGCGGACACTGCCAGCCTTGCCCTCCGGCAATAATGAAATCGTTGACCTTTTTAATTTCCTCCGGGGCAAACCCAGCGGCAATCGCTTTGATGATGTACTGGTCGTAGTGTTTCGAGTTGAAACCGACATAGATACAATCATCGGACAATGCCATTTTCAGAGCTTCATTGTCGTTCCAAATACAGGTGTAAACGCCTGTTTCCTTATCCTTGAGGGTTACGAGCCAGTCATAGGCGAAGACCTCACAGTCATAAGAAATCAATCGCATGGGCTTGTCCCTCCTTCCTTTACGAAGTAACAGCCGTTCTTTCGATAGGTCGTACATCGCTTCTTATAGGACTTCACGAGGTAAGCTATATCGTCCACGAAATCGTAGGCGATAGGGTCTGACTTTCCATCGAAGGTACGAGCGATACGCCCGATACTCTGTGTCACCACAGCGTAGTCCTTCTGTGGGGTGGTGAGGTACAGACGCTCCAACCGTGGTACGTCCAGCCCTTCCTTCGCCAGTGAATATGTAGCAAAGAGGTATTTCTTCTTGCCGCTCCTCATGTCCTCAAGAGCCTGTTCTCGTTCAGCCTTGCCCTTTTTAGTTGTCATTTTGCCGCTTATCATCACAGCGTCCTTCTGCATATCAACCGGGAGAAGATTTATCAATGTTTCAAGGTGATTCAGCCTGTCCGACAGAATCAGAGAAGGTCTTTGCTCAATGGAATCTGCAATAAGCTGATTCCGGGCGGCGTTTTCGGTAAGATAGGTAATGAGCTTGGTGTAGTTCAGCGTTCCGTCCGTGTTAAGGGCTTCTCGGCTTATCTGCACCCCTGTACCAACAGGGTAGATACCTACCTTCATAATCTTGTCAGCCACAGCTTCGTCCGGGACTTTGTAGGCAACCTCACCAACAAGGGCGTAGGTAGCTTTAATCATTCCATCTGACCTGTGTACCGTTGCTGACAGACCGTATTTGTGTCGTGCCGATAAACTGTTCAGCACTTTTTGATACTGTGTCACGGCGGTAGGACTGCCGCTGACCCTGTGTACCTCGTCTGTGATAATGCAATCCCAGTAGTCCCGGTACTGTGCGAGGTCGAGCTTGCACATGGTCTGAATCGTGGCGAAGGTGATTCCCTTACCGAGATTGACTTTTCCTTCCGTGATAGTACCCATGAGGTCTTCGCTCATATAGAGCTTGGCTCGTTCCTTACTCTGTTTGATAAGGTCAAGTGTGTGGCAGAGCCATAATGTACGCCGTCCCAGCCTTGCGGCGAGGGCAATACCCATCTGCGTTTTACCGCTTCCGGCGGCACTCTGTAATATCCCATACTTGGCGGCTACCATCGCTTGTACGGCGATTTCTTGGTAGTCATAGAGTGGAACATCGGCGTTATAATTTACCTCCACAGGGGCGACAAATTCGCTCAAGAACAATGCCTTATCGGATATGTCCTTCGGTAGTAGCCGGAGTGTTCCAAACGGAAGCACCAGCGTTGTTCCTCGGGTCTCATAGA